CTTATACCCTGAAAGCAGAAAGGACGGTGTTACCGTGAACGAACGGCAGAAGAAATTTGCAGAATACTATGCTCAGAGCGGTAATACCGTTCAGAGTGCCATAAAAGCAGGATACAGCGAAAAATATGCAAACGCAAGGGCATATGAAATGTTGGGGAATGTTGGAGTTGCAGAGTATATCCGTGAACTGTCTGAAAAGGTACAGAATGAGCGTATAATGACCGCAAAGGAGCGGCAGGTACTTTTATCAGATATTGCCAAAGACGGCGACAACGACCCTGCTGACCGTATCAGAGCCGTTGATACCCTCAACAAAATGACAGGGGAGTATGTTGCTAAGATACAAGCAGAGGTAAAGACTTCCGAAAAGCTTTCAGATGTTTTCAACCAGATTGGCGGTGAGGGGCTTGAAGAGTAGATTCCCATTGTCACAAAAATACATCGACTTCGTCAACAGCATTCACAATGTGACAGCGGATTTTCTTGAAGGTACCACTGCTTCTGGGAAAACAACTGTCGGGGCAGGTATAAAGTTCATGCGAATGGTGTCTGCAAATCGAAAGAAGCTTCATGTTATTGCCGCCAAAACTACAGGCAAGGCTGAGGAAACTATCATTCAGCAGGACAACGGTATTCTTGACCTACACTCAAATGCTAGGTATTTTGGCAACGGTGATAAGGATTACAAGCTGCCACACATCAAGTTCGAGGGCAAAATAATTTATGTTCTGGGATATGACAACAAAGACAAATGGGAAATGGTGCTGGGCGCTCAGTTCGGCTGCGTTTATATCGACGAGATAAATACCGCTGACATAGAGTTTGTCCGCGAGATGTCTACTCGAAACGATTACCTTATGGCAACTCTCAATCCTGACGATCCCTCTCTGCCTGTGTACAAAGAGTTTGTAAACCGTTCACGTCCGTACAGCAAGTACGCTTGTGACGTACCCGAGGAAATAACGAAAGAGCTTACGGAAGAACCTGTACCGAATTGGCGGTACTGGTTCTTTACTTTTCGCGATAATCTTTCACTTACGGAAGATGACATACAACGCAAGATCGCTGCCGCCCCGAAAGGCACTAAGCTGTATAAGAACAAGATACTCGGTCTGAGAGGGCGTGCTACGGGGCTTGTTTTTGATTTACAGCCCCGTAATATAATTTCACTCAGTACGGCGCAAGGCTTTAAATTTGAGCGTTTTTCAGCAGGTTTGGATACTGCCTATTCGCAGTCCTCGCCCGACACTATAGCGTTCACATTTGTGGGTATAACGTCTGACAGAAAGTGCGTTACGCTTGACGAAGAAACATATAACAACCGTGACCGTCATGTGCCGCTTACGCCGTCCGATATTCCCAAAGTTTTTACTGAATTTTTAGAGAAGAACCGCAAGATGTGGGGATTTGCCAAAGATGTCTACATAGATAGCGCAGATCAGGCAACGATACTTGAATGTCAGAAATTCAAGCGGCTTTCGGGAAGTCTGTATAACTTCATACCTGCATTCAAGAAAACGAAAATAATCGATCGCATTCACTTGCAGTCAGCTTGGCTGGCGGCAGGTGATTTTTATATCCTTGAACATTGTAAGGACTATATAGCAGAGCTGAACATATACAGTTGGAAAGAGGATAAGGCAGAGCCCGAGGACGGTAACGACCATTGTATAAACTCCTGCCAGTATGCTTGGCTGCCATTCAAATCACTTATAGGGAGCGTGAAAATAGATGAAATTTGATATAGGAGAAAAGGTTAGACAGATGTTTCTGAACTGGCTTAATATCAATCCCGCGGCAGAGCAGACATTTGTTCTGAATGAAAGAACGGGGCTTATGGCTGATATTCTCCGTGCAAAGCTGTGGTACAGAGGTGACGCTTATGAGTTGTCACAGTTTTTCAAACAACTCGGCTGCGGTACCAATTCTTTCTGGGGGAGCGTTCCTGAACATGAGAAAGTACGGAAGATACACAGTGGACTGCCTGCTATTATAGCCGATACACTTGCCTATATCGTTTATTCGGATATGGACGATATAGCGGTCGAGGGCGAAAAAGGCAGAGCAGCTTTTGAAGAGATATCACAGAACACGGACTTTACAGCACTTGTCGGAAAGGCTATAGTCGATACGCTTGTTGAGGGCGATGGTGCGTTCAAGATTTCTGTTGATGAAACACTTTCTTCTACGCCTATAGTTGAGTTTATCGGAGCTGACAAGACAGAATACCGTTATTTGAGGGGCGTTCTGTCGGAAGTGATCTTCCGAAGCGCACACGAAAACGGCAACAGGATATACCAGCTTGAAGAACATTACGGCAGAGGTTACATCGAAAGCCGACTGTACGATCACAGTGGTCACGAGGTAAACCTTGACAGTGTTCCTTGCCTTGCCGACATAGAACCGAGAGTGGAGTTTGCAGGAGATTACATAATGGCTGTACCACTCAGGTTTTACGCTTCAAAGAAATATTCTGACAGAGGCAAGAGTATATTTGACGGCGGTAAATCAGATTGTTTCGATGCTCTGGACGAGGTTATCTCGCAGTGGTGGGACGCAATCAGAATGGGACGTGTAAAGCAATACATACCCGATAATATGATACCCCGAAACGCTGAGAACGGCTCGCTCGGGAAGCTCAATCAGTTCGGCAACAACTATATTATGATAAGTCAGCCGTTGCAGGAGGGCGTTACTCCGAAAATAGAGGTCGTTCAGCCTGATATCAAGTATGACGCATTTGTATCGTCCTATACAAACTGCCTGCTGATGTGTTTGCAAGGTCTTGTATCGCCTGCCACTCTCGGCATAGATGTGGGCAAGATGTCAAGTGCAGACGCTCAGCGAGAGAAGAAAGACGTTACGGGCAACACCCGAAACACCATTACAACGGCGCTTGAAAAGGCTCTGCCTGAACTTGTGGAGGCTGTGCTAAAGACATATGACAATATGCAGGGCAAAGCCCCGGAGTCCTATGAGGTGACAGTTGATTTTGGCGAGTATGGCGCTCCCGATTTTGACAGCCGTGTCGAAACGGTCGGAAAAGCAAGTACCTATGGTGTAATGTCAACAGAAACGCAAGTCGAGGAGCTGTGGGGCAGTTCCAAAGAGGACGATTGGAAAAAAGCTGAGGTCCACAGAATTAAATCCGAAAAGGGAATTATTGAAACAAACGAGCCGTCTGTTGGTGATTCATAATGCTTGACATTAATGATATTGTGAAAATCTTCGAGGAAATCGAGCTCCGTCTGGTTCAGTCATTGAAGAGAAATCTCGGCAGGCATCGTCAGGAAGAGAAGGACTATGGCATGAACTGGTCAGCATGGCAGGCAGAGAAGCTCGAGGGTCTGCGAAAATTCCGTCAGGAAAATGCCGATATCATGTCGCAGTATGTAGATCAGATCAACACCGAGACACGAAAAATAATGGCAGAACAGTTTGAAGAGGGCATGAACGGTGCGTTTTCCCATGGCGCAGATCAGCCACAGTTCTTCGGGGTAGATACTGTAAAAGTGAACAAGCTTATTGATGATGTTTCATATCTTCAAAAAAACGTAGAAACTGCGGCACTGAGATGTACAGATGATGTTTACAGACGGACCGTACACCGTGCTCAGCTTGCAATGAGTACAGGTTCTATGACATTGCAGCAGGCAATAGATATGGCTGTAAAAGATTTTCTGGATAAGGGGATCAATTGCATTGAATATCGTGACGGGAGGCGTGTTAACATTGCCGACTATGTGCGTATGGTACTGCGAACTACAGCAACGCGTGCAGCGATTCAGGGCAAGTCAGAACGGTTCAAAGCATTAGGCTATGACACGATTCAGGTCAGCAAGTACAGTATGTGCAGTGATACCTGTTTGCCGTGGCAAGGCAGAGTTTACATAAACGATGTATACACTATGTGGGACGGTGAGGTCAGAGATCATGGCGGTATTCTGTGGGGCAAATCAAACTACTGCGGCAAATGGTTCATGTTGCTGAGTGCTGCGATAGAAAAGGGGCTGTTTCACCCGAACTGCCGTCATACAATTCTACTGTGGCGTGACGGAGATCCGCTGCCTGAGAGCGTTGACAACGAAGAAAACGAACGGCGATATAAGCTTGAGCAGGAACAGCGGCGGCTTGAAAACAAAGTCCGCAAAGCCAAGCGGAAAGTTGAGGGGCTTTCAGACCCCGACAATATCAAAAAGGCTAAAGCTGAGCTGCGAGAAGCACAGAAACAGCTTCGCGAGTTTATCGACAAGGTCAATGCTGATGAGGGTGAGACTATTCTCAAACGCGATTATGGAAAGGAGAAGATTTACGAAAAATCTGCAAAAGAATCTCCGAAACCATT